GCCATTGATAATCTTAGGCGGTTCCATCTTGATGAGACGCCCGCCAATGGTTTTCAATGGTTGGTTCAATTTATACCTTGTCCGCATGGTGGTCTGCATCGTCTTGAGGCCCGGAGCCACTGCGGTGGTATATGTATCCACCAACGTTTTTGCCATTTCATAATCTATCTCCAGCATTTCACTGATTTTTTTAGGGCCTGCGCCGTAAAGAATAGCAAATGATACGCCTTTGGAGTAAGTCCTTGATACCTCACGGCCGCTGGCCTCGGTCATCATCTTAGCTGCGTAGGTATGCAGATCAGCACGAGCATCGGCTTGATATTGCTGCATCAATGCGCCGCCTTCAAAGTGCGCAAAGATACGCAGCTCTTGAGCGTTGAAGTCACATGCAATTAACTTATGCCCTTCATCGGCTAGGATGAAGCTGCGGATGAGCGGAAGGGTTGCCACATCCAAGTCGGGTGGGATGCCAACCTTCGGGTAACGGACAGGCGCATTTTGAAAGTTAGGTGTTGAAGAGAGTCTGCCGGTTCGTGTACCCCCACGTTCACCTCGTACACTGTTCCAGTTGGTGTAGATTCGACCTGTAGATGCAGAAGCTTGTAACCAGGGCTCAATGAAAGTTGACAAACATGTTGATAGGTTGGCTCTATATCTGAGGACATCTTTTAACTCCGTATGCGTAATTAGTTCTTCAAAGGTTTCCTTGTCGGCCCTAGGTTGGCCTTTATCCGTGGTAGGCCACCCATTATCTTTGATCCAGTATTCTGTGGGATAAATACTATTGACCAGCTCTTTATCGCTGTCAAGATTCAACTCAGGAGAACCTAACAATGCGCGAACCCAAACATTACACTTTTCAATATCTATTACTGCTTGCTCTTTTGCTTTTTGCAAACCGACTCGATCAACCCTTACGCCTAACCGCGAGTTTTCAAGCAACATTGGAATCAAAGCCACCTCACGGTGGTAAGCCTCCAGTTGTGCGGGTAAAACCTGCTCGATGAGATACTCATAAAGCTTGCTTGTAAGCCGTACGTCAGCTGCGGCGTATTTGCCAACCAATTCCACGGGGCCACGGGAAATGTATGCACCCCATGTAGATTTTTTACGCCGTGCCTCATCCACATTAGCAAGGATCCACTCCTTCAGCTCATCCCTTTCATTGGGCGTGTCCAAGCTCCAAGTGACAACCAAGTCTTTTAAAGATAAGGACTGCACGTGAGGATCGTGGAGAAAAGCAAGAATAAGAGTATCATGTACACGCGTGGTGTCCTGTGGGATGGGTACATCCAAATGAGTTTCAGCAACATCAAGGTCAAACATAGCGTTATGAAAACAGATGTCGCGTCCGCTATCATAGATCATCTCCATCATAGCTTTGACAGCCGCTTGCGTTGTGTTATTGCCTGTGAGGTGGCCAAAGGCGTGGTAGCCATCTGGGTATTCACCTTCAGGGTCGTAGACGGCCAAGCCAACTGGCACCGGAGGATACTCCGGCCGTGGGCCAATAGCCATTGTTTCAAAATCAAGATAAACAGGTTTCATAATGAAGGCGGGGTACTTGCCGTAGGCTTTCCCCCAGCGCCTTAGTACTTTGGATTGCCATCCACAGCTGCGGCGGCATCAACTTCTTCGTTGACAGCACCGGCTGAGTCAATTGCTTTTTGCACTTCGGTCTTGGCACGCTCAATCAATGCGCCAATGACAGCAGTATCCTCAATGGCCTTGACCATGTTAAAGACTACCTTGAACTGTGTCTTAGCATCTGCCACCACGGCAACTTCACTGATCACACCAAGCGGAGGACGCTTCAACGTAGCAGCCAAAGTCTGCGCGTATGTTGCGTAGTTCTTTAAGCTGGTAACAGGTGGACGAAGCGCGGCAACCTCAGCAGCCTTGACAGCATCAACACTGCCAATGCTATCAGCAGGAATCAAAAGCAGGCGGCGTGTTTCACGGCAAGCTTTGCCCTTGCCACCATTCGGCGCGGAGCCCCACTCATTCTTAGGACAGCCTTCGCAGGTTGCGTGCTGAACTGCAGGCGACGCGGATGAGGGAGCCATGCCTGTTGCCGTAGCGCTGATGGCAAAGCAATCAGGGCCTGTGACCTTGGTAGGATCATAGCGGCTGCTATAGTACAAACGCTCAATGGGAGCTGCCAATACGACGCAGGCCAGCTTGTTGCCAGTGATTACATCACCGCGGTATGTGAGGTTACCCCCCTTGGTGGAAAGAAATGCCGTGGCGAGGCTGCTTTGCTCGGCCTTCACCGATTCAATGGCCAAGGCGGCGAGCTGGTCTTCAAACAAAGCCAGTTGTGTAGTAGTCTTAGACATACGATTCCTTAAAGTTAAACAAGAGATTATTTACGACGAACGGTAAGTTCCCAGACCTCAGATGCTTCGGTCCCGGGGATGGCCTCACCAGCTTCCCACCGCTCACGGAAGGCTGTTGAGGAAAGCCGCTTATGCAGCAATTCGAATTGGCTTGTCGCAGCGACATAACCGTAAAAGGCTTGCCAATCTTTGATGGCAGGGTGCTTGGTCATTTTCATAGAGCATGATGCTTTATCGGATGCCGCTTGGCTAATGCCTGCATCAGACATAAGGGCCATGATGTCACCTTCAAGGCGACCGAGCTTGGCCGTCATGTCTTTGATTGTAGTAGAAAGTTCTTCACGCGCATTTTTAGTTGCTACGTAATCATCAATCAATTCTTTAATGTTCATGGCTTTGCTTTCTGTTGTTCTGTTTGTATGATGGCCAACATCATGGCCTCGGGGGCTTGCCAACCCATAGGCTTGATGACGTCGTATTGTGAGCCGCGCAACGATCTGATGTAGTCATTGGCTGGTTCTTTGTTCATGTTGGCCTCGTGCACCACATTAAAAAGCTGGTCAAAAGGTAACCCCATAGCATGGCTGCAACCCATGGTGACGTAGACAAGATCGACCAAAGCATCAGCAGCATCAACAAGGCTATTCTCCTCGCAAGCACGAAGGTATTCACTAAGCTCTTCCATGATGAAGCGAGCAAAGTAACTGGCCTGCTCAGACGTAAGCAGAGTAGGTGTGGTGGAGACTGGCAGACCCATCTTGCGACGGAAGGCCAGTACTTTTTCTGAATTAGTCATATACATGGTCATGTAACTGCTCTTGGCGATCGCAATACTCTTTTTCCATGAGTGACTCGAAAGCTTTGCGGTTGCTCTTGTTAAGTGTTGCTGTAATGTCTTTGCCATCCATCAGAACGCGGTAATCAAACTCACCGGGGAAGTCAAGCTCGCTATACTCAACAACGATGTTGCGTTCAATGTCGACATTGCCCCACTCGGCTTGCCAGTTGTCAAGGCCGTAGTGATCCAGCGTGTAGTCATATGGCATCATAGGTTTTGGTGTTGAGTAAATAACGTATGCGCTGAGGTGGCCAAGAGCGCGTGCTGCTGCCATGCGCAATTCTAATTGCTCTTTGTATGATGCCAAGGCTGTAGCATCGGCAGGCGCATTAAGGACAAAAGCCTCAATGCCTTGGTAAATTTCCTGCAACTCGGTGAGAGGAATGTTTACTGTTTTAGTCATACGGCCTCCACTTGGTTAAGCAAGTCGCGGAGCCACAATGGCTGTTGGTCTTTGCCTTTGTTGTACACAAGCGGCATGGTAGCAGCTTTGCTGGCGTAGTAACGACGATAAGATTCGATGTGGTCGTTGCTTTTGAATTCATCGGGCATAGCAAGATGCGGCGGCACAAACTTGGTAGGAAGCATGAGCATGGCATCGGGGCACACAAGAAGCTCGGCGTGTAGTACATCATTGCTTTTGTGGCCGTGGCCATAGCGATAATTGAATTCACGGCCGAGGAAGCGTGCCATGTCGCTGAGCCAGTTGTAATGCAACCGTGATTCGCGAACCCAGATGGCTGAGGGATGATTGGCATGCGTGGGGCGATAGGATACATTGTCGCCGTTGCCATAAAAGTGATGCGCAGTTGCAAGCAGCTGGCATGATTCGATAAGCATTTTGCCGACATGCTTGTCGCAATGCATGACTGCAGCAATGCTGGGCAAATGGTGTAGATAAAAGATGTTCATACAATACCTTTCAATAATCAAAAAAACAAGTGGACTAGTAACGTGAGATTAAATTGTACAACAAATTTAGGGGCCGTGTGAGGTACCCCTAAAAATATTATGACAAGGCCAACAGGGCGTCCACAGTTTGTTGCTTAACATTGACACCGCCGCCAAACCAAGCATTGGCCAACCGCGCATCGCCGGTGCGAGCTGTTTCCCAATCCATCAGCTGAGTAACTGCATTCAACGCGCCCCATGCTGTGCCTTTGGATGATTCCAACTCAGCGCCGATGCCTGCACCTTCGAAGAGAGCCAATGCTCTGGCTGCTGCGCGTGAAGGATTCTTTTCATCGCCGCCAAGGATCTTAGTGAAGATGGCCTGTGCCTGTGTAGAGCCAACCTTGATTGAAGCCAAGAACTTGGCCGTTTGCTCGAACATGCGAAATGTTTCGTTGCTGTTGGCCAACTCGGCTTTAATAGCCTCGGGGCGGAAGATGGAGTTATGA